CAATACTATGAAAAACCTACTCTTAAAAGACAAAGAAAACATAAAGAGTCTTTAAGAAGGTCTGCTAAGGCAAAGAGGTTAAAGTTTTTGAGAGAAATTTCTTCGGAATAACTCTCACTAAAAATATCAAATGCGAAGGTCGCCAGTATTTGATATCATTTAATAAGGTGACAATATCTTGAAGGAGATAATATATAATGGTTAATAAACTATCAAAAAAACAAAAGGTACTAAACCTTTTAAACAAAGGTAAAGCTGTTTCTTGGACTACTCTAAGAAATAGATTCGACCTAACATCACCTAGAGCGATGGTAGATCAGTTAAGAACAGAGGGATATATGGTTTACATAAATCAAACTGCTGCTGGTACTTCATATAGAATGGGTACACCTACTAAGTCAATTCTGGCTGCTGGCGTTAAGAAAGTATTTAAAGGTACTACTAACGAAATAGTTGCTGCAGGAATTCGTGCTTTATACGGCAAACAAAAATACGCTTATTCTAATAACTAAGTCTATTTGTTGTATAAATAGTAATACTAGGCAGTCCGTAAGTCCTGGTATTTAAGAGGTAGAGTGTCTTCCGCAAAGACACCATTTAGGGTTTGACGATTGTCCCTTGTCGTGATTTATTACAGACAAAAACAATCGTTTTTATATTGGCCCATTGGTCTTCGTAGCAGTTTTAAACTGACAGACTTGGTAAAACAAGCAAGGAAAGATAAACTGATATGCTTGGTAAGACAAGTTAGGAATAAGAGAGGGTGAGACCTACCTCCGCCAATATATTTTTTTAAAATACTTGACATTTTAAAATCAATACTTATATAAATAACTATGAGTTGCCAATTATGGGACTCAAATTATAACTCGCTTAAAAAGGAGAAACAAAATGAATAGAACATTACAAATCTGGAATGACCTACGACCGTTTTCAGTAGGCTTCGACAACTTGTTTGAACACTTTGATATGCATTTGACACATCAAAAGGCACAAACATTCCCCCCTTACAATATTAAAAAGATAGATGACTTCAATTGGCAGATTGAAATGGCACTTGCAGGTTTTGGCAAGAAGGACATTTCTGTTGAAACTGCTAACGGTCAACTGAAAATACAATCGGTTGATAGTGAGTCTGATTCGAAAGATGATGAGGTCATACATAGAGGTATTTCAAAAAGAAAATTCACCAAATCTTTTACACTTGCAGATGATGTAGTTGTAAATGCTGCTGAATTGAAAGATGGAATGCTTTTAATAGATGTGGAAAAGATTGTACCAGAGGAAAAGAAACCTCGTACAATTAAAATTAAATAAATTACTTTGAGGGGTGTGCTTGACATTACCCCTCATAAGTGTTATTATACTATTATAACTTAAATGAAAGAATCTATATAATGAAACTAAATCAAAACACATTAGACACACTTAAAAACTTTGCTGATATCAATACTAATATATTGATTAAACCTGGTAAAGAGTTGTCAACAATCTCAACTATGAGAAACATTTTTGCCAAGGCAGAAATTACAGAAGAATTTACAAATGAATTCGGTATCTATGATCTGAATGAATTTTTATCTGTGGTTACAAGTCTTAACAAACCTGAACTTAAACTAGAAGATAAGTTTATGACCATTGCTGCTGAAGGTAGTAAGTCAAAAGCAAAATATTTCTATTCTGATCCATCAGTAATTGTAGCACCAACAAAAGAAGTTAATATGCCTGAGGCAGAAGTAACCTTTACTTTATCCGAATCTAATCTAAAAGAGTTATTGAAGATGGCTGCTATTCTTAAAACACCTGATCTTGCATTAGTAGGAACTAACGGTGGTACTATTTCACTTACTGTATGTGATAAGAAAAATGATACATCAAATAAATTTTCAATAGATGTTGCTGAAGGCGCTACTGCTGATTTCAAATTCTATTTTAAAGTAGAGAATATGAAAATGTTTTCTGGTGATTATGATGTATCTGTATCTTCAAAATCAATCTCTCATTTTCAAAATAAGAAGTTGCCAATTCAATATTGGATTGCTTTAGAACCAGATAGTTCTATTACTAAATAAATTTATATAATGAATAAGGTGAATAAAAAATGTCAGATTTTCTGTGGGTCGAGGAGTATCGTCCTAAAACAATAGATGATTGTATATTACCACAATCTCTTAAAACTCTCTTTACATCTTTTATAGAAAAAGGTGAACTATCTAATTTACTATTCTCTGGTACTGCTGGTATAGGCAAGACCACAGTTGCAAAAGCATTATGTGAGCAATTGAATTGTGATTGGATTATGATTAATGGTTCCGAAGAAGGTGGCATTGATGTACTAAGAAATAAGATTAAGAACTTTGCTTCTACTGTATCATTATCTGGTGGTAAAAAGGTAGTGATACTAGATGAGGCAGATTATCTTAATCCACAATCTACACAACCTGCTCTAAGAGGTTTCATCGAGGAGTTTCATAAGAATTGTAGATTTATTCTCACTTGTAATTTCAAGAATAGAATCATAGAACCTTTACATAGTAGATTTTCAAACATAGAATTTAAGATTGCCAACAAAGATAAACCTAAGTTGGCAAGTAAATTGTTTGAGCGAGCAACTTATATTCTAAAAGAACAGAATGTAGACTTTGAAGAAAAGGTACTTGCTGAATTAATCAAAAAACATTTTCCAGACTTTAGAAAACTTATAAATGAATTGCAAAGATATTCTGTTGCAGGAACTATTGACGCAGGTATTCTTGTAAATGTTTCGGATGAAAATCTAAAGACATTAGTATCTCATCTTAAAGGTAAAGAGTTCGGTGATATGAGAAAGTGGGTAGTAAATAATATTGATAATGATCCTGTGAAAGTCTTTCGTAAAATCTATGATAGTATGTATGAGAATTTACAACCAGAAACAATACCTCATGCTGTTTTGATTATCGCTGACTATCAATACAAGTCTGCCTTTGTTGCAGATCAAGAAATTAATCTAGTTGCTTGTTTGACTGAATTAATGTCCCAAGTTAAATTTAAATAATGTCTGCCCCTTTAGCTCAGTTGGTAGAGCAATTGATTTGTAATCAATAGGTCGGCAGTTCGAATCTGTCAAGGGGCACCAGAGAAATATATGATACATAATATAGATTGTTTAAAATTTTTAGAAACAACACCAGACGAATCTTTTGATGTTTGTATATCTAGTCCACCGTATAATCTAGGAGTTAGATATAGTAAATATGAGGATACAAGAGTTGATTATATAGAGTGGATGAAAGATGTATGGAGTGAAGTTTGTAGAGTATTAAAACCAGATGGTCATTTATTTTTAAATTTAGGATATTCTAAAGACAATCCTTTTGATACATATAAAGTTGCAGAAAATGTGCCATGGCTATTACAGAATAATATTATATGGGCAAAGGCAGTAGAGATTGATGGTAGAGTAAGAGGTTATAGCACACCACATTCAAGTAAAAGATATTTGCAAAATGGTTGGGAACATTTATTTCATTTTACAAAGAATGGTAATACACCTATCGATATAGAATGGTCGGGTGTACCTTACAATGAGGATTATAATAATGCAGAAAGAAATGCAAAACGAAGTGGTAAAAATTATAGAGCAACTACAAATTGTTGGCATATTACATACAAAAGTAAAGCAACAAAAGAGATAACAAAAGAGATTGCAGGTAGCAATAAACACCCAGCAATTTATCCAGAAACTTTAGTTGAGAAATGTTTGAAAGTATCTGGTTTGAAAAAAGGAGTTGTGTTCGATCCATTTATGGGAACAGGTACAACAGCTGTTGTTGCTAAACATTATAATTTAGATTATGTTGGTTGTGAGATAGATCAAGATTATTGTAAGTTTGCAAATGAAAAAATAACAAAGATATTATAATGTATGAATTAAAAGAATATTTAAATGCTATAAACTTTACAAAGAAGAATCTAATGGATTCAGAAGATAAAGACTGGGTCAAAAAGTATCCTACATTTATAGTCAATAAGATATTATCAGGTTTTTCTGATACTGTAATGCTTGCTAATGAAGTAAATCGTAATCACTTCTTAGATAAAGATATGCAATTCCAATTTCTACTAAATAGTATTAGAGCGAAGAAGAGGTTTAGTCCTTTTCTTAGAGCGTCTAAATTGAAAGACATTGAGTGTGTAAAAGAGTATTATGGATATAGTAATGAGAAGGCAAAAACTGTACTTGATATACTCACTAAAGATCAACTGAAATTGATTAAAGAGAAATTATATAAAGGTGGGACAAAATGAATGAATTAG